ATGATGTTCCTCCTAGAATTACTAAAAAGCTTGAGAGTGGTGATATTAGTTTTGAAGCTTACCTCGAGGAAGTGTCTCAATATCTAAAGACTCCAAAAGTTATAGGCGATGTAAATGAAACACTTAACCAACCAGACCTTAGTAAGGCTGGTGGTAGTGATAAAGCATCTAGTAAAGCTATTGGTATTTCAATAGCAGAAGATTATAAAAATTTAGTATTATAAGGAATATAATATGGCAGACGGTACAGGAAAAGTAGACATTGGTTCAGATTTAGTACGTAAGTCTTGGGTAGCTGAAGGTCTAATTCAGAAAAGTGCAATAGCATTTTGGGCACCTTACAAAGGTAAAACATTTGAGTCTATAATTATGACACAAAATGATGCATCGGCAAGTAAGGGTCATACAGTAGTTTTTGATTTTGATGGTAACCTTAGTGGCAGACCAACAAAAGGTAATAAAACAGCAAAAGGTACAGGTGAGCAAAAGAAGAAATTCTCAGACAAACTTACTGTTAGTGACTATCGTTATGTAGTTGATAATGGAACAAAATTTGACGGAGTAAATATCGGTGATTTATCTATCAATGAGCATTCTGACTCTCGTGCAAAACTGGCAGACCTATGGGTAAGAAGTGAAGACCAAGCATATTTTGACTTAGCTCAGCAAGGGGCTGAATTTGGTTTAAATTTTGCTGTAGGTTCTTTTGATTTAGATGCAGTAGGTAAAATTGAGGAAGTAGTTAAAACTGGTACAGGGTTTGATGTAACTCCTACAGGTATAACACGTCGTTTACCACTTAAACCATTTAAACTACAGAATGGTGAGCCTATTTGGTTATTTGTTATAGATGTAGCTATTAAGCGTGCGTTTATTAAAAATGCTGGCGCTGTATTACAGACTGCTGACTTGCGTGGTAATGATAATAGACTTCTTAAAGGTGTTATCGGTAAAATTGGCTCTTTTGTATTTGTTGAAGCTCAGACATTCTTCGGTGAAACTGAAGGTTCTATCATAGTAAATGGATACTATGAGTATGAGAATACAGGCGTAGAAGTAGCAGGGTTACGACAATATGATAGTATTAATGGTGTATGGACTGGTGAAGCTGGTTTTGCTTCTGCTACTACTTCTCGTGGTGTAGTTCTTGGTGCTGGTGCATTACAGAAAGCTAATGGTATGATGCCAGACTATAAGTATGAGGCTACTGACTTTGGTAAATTCTCAGAGAGTTGTCTTGAAACATGGTGTGCTGCTAAACCATCAAAATTAATTGCTGAGAATTCAGATTATGCTGATGGTAAAGTTGCTGGATATAACTACGGATTAGTATTCGTAGATGTAACTCTTTAAGGAGAATTAAATGGCAGATTTAAGATTTAAAGATAAAAATAACCAAAAGAAAGAATATAGTGTATTCGCTTCTGGAGTGCTTGATAGTGAAAATGGTACACTATTTACACTACCAGAAGCTTCATATGTAACTGATATAGTAGTTATTGCTCTAGATGGTGGTATTGCTGATGGCATAGTAGCTGGTATTGCAACTGCAACATACTATCCAACTGGTGCAACAGTATCAGTTAGTGGTATTGTTGGTAAAGAGAAAGTTATTGTTACTTATGTAGAAACAGAACTTGCAGAAGGTACATATACAGATTAGTATATTTAGACTACTCTTAGGAGTAGTCTATAATATATTATAAAGGAATAGTATGTCTAAAGTATACACACTAGTTGATAAAATACGTGATACACTTAATGACCCTGAGGGTGATAGGTGGACTAATGCTCGTATACTTAGGAGTATTAATGAGGCTACTAAGACTATAAATTTAAGAGCTAATATACTAAGAGGTAAAGGGTCATTTAAAGTACTTGCAGGTATTAGTAAATATAAGTTACCAGATAATGTTCAAGTAGTAACAAGGGTTTTATATAATGGTAAGCCTCTTAAGTTTAAATCACATAGTCAAATGGATGAGCTTATAGAATCCTGGGAAACAGACTACGGTAATAATTTAGAATATATAGTATATGATAAACTTAATATAGCCTATATTAGACTATATCCTATACCACAAGTACCAAGTACAAACTTAGATACTTTTGGTACTATAACTGATTTAGGTAATGCTGAATTAAATAGTATATTTGGCGTTTTAACTAATGTTTATTATGATATTTCAGATATTACTATATATTATATTTATAAACCAGAAGAAGTAATTAGTTTATCTGATGAATTACCTTTAAATGATATCTGGGATACTGCAATTAAACATTATGTATGTGGGTTTTTACTACGCGATGATAAAGACACTCAAAATAGAGCTTTTGGTAATGAAGAATTACAGCTATTTAATTCTGAACTTCAACAAGCATTTAAATTATCATCTTTAGATTACTCAGAAAATACTAAATATGAAACAGCTTATAGGAGTATATAATGGCATTTGGTACAAAATCATTAATAGTTAAAGAAGATATATTATTTGGTGAAGGTCAGATAGAACAAAATAGAGGCGGTAATAACTACGTTGTTACCAAGATTAACGCAGATATTATACCATACTCAGGTGACCCTGATAATAATGATGTAAAGAGTATTAAAGAAATTATAGATAATATCTTAGTAGCTAGTAGCTTAGATGTAGTAGTGGAGTGGTAATATGGCATATGTAGCAAATACTTGGAATAGTCCAATAGATATTAAGAGTACAGATAAAGTTATAGATACAGCCACTAACCTACAAACTATAGTATCAGATGACCCTGCTAGTATCAAGAATTATCTTAATGGTGAGATGTATAGAGTAGAGACATTTATAAATCAGAATAATGATGATATTCAGATAATGAAAGAAATAACAGGGTCTGTTACATTACATAGATATGATAAAAGATTAGCTAGTTTAGATATACAGCAGATGAACTATGATACTAATGATACACTAATTGAAGTAGTGTATGTCGGAGATGATAATGCTACTGTATACTACAGAGATAAGATGACATACAATACTGATGGTACACTAGGTAGAGTAGATCATTATTACGGTACGCCAGACCTAGTAACTAGGAGTGCAAATACTGCACTGACATACGATAGTAATGCGTTACTAATAAGTAATACATACAGTGAAGGATAATTATGGATATAGTATCATACTCATATGCAGACAAACAAAGTAAACGGATAGATAACTTATTCCATGTAGGAGAGACTGCTCCTGCTAAAGTAGTACTAGGGCAAGAATGGGCAGTACCTAGTACAGGTAAAGTATACAAGAGAGTTAATGATGGTACACAGGACTTATGGAAAGATATAACAGGACAGAGTAACGGGTATAGACGAAGTGATGAAGAGTATATAGCTGGTACTGCTAAAGATAACTATACTGGAGATTTAACGACATTTACATTGCTTAATGGGTATAAAGTTGGATTTGTAAGTGTATATTTGAACGGTAGATTACTTAGTACAAGTGATTACACTGCTACTGGCGGAATTAGTATAGTATTCAATACAGTTACAACAAACGGGGATGTAGTTAAAGTAGTGGCATTTGATACTTATACAGTAGGTGATGCTTATACTAAAGCTGAGAGTGATACTAACTTTGTAGATGTTGCTGGTGACGTAATGACAGGTACACTAGAAACACCTACTACTAGATTAAGAGCACCTAGTGGTGGTAGTGTTAACCTAGTACCTACTGATGGTGTAACAGATGTAGATGTATTAGTACCTACAACAGATATAGCAAGTAGAGATTTTGTAGTAGGTGGAGATGGTTATAGTTGGGTTGATGAGACTGTTAATAGAAGTGCTGGTACTACATATACTAATACAACAGGTAAGCCTATAATGGTAAGTGTATCTTCATACCTAGGTTCATCATCCCCACTAGAGCTATTAGTTGATGGTGTGCTTATATGTATGGGAGGGACAGGAGGAACAGTTCAATATTATAGATATACTAATGTACAAGCAATAGTACCAAATGGGAGTACATATGCTATTTCCACACCTACCATTAGTGTTTGGTCAGAACTAAAATAGTAAAAAGGAATAACAAATGAAATATTACAAAGACCCAAATAATAACATATTTGCTTATGCAAAAGATGGAAGTCAGGATGCTTATATTAAGCAAAACTTAGTAGCTATAACAGATGCAGAAGCAGATGCTATTAGAAACCCACCTAAGACATTAGATGAGTTAAAAGTAATTAAAGTTACTGAATTGTATACAGCTTATACTTCAGCTAACCAATCAGATATATCTTACCTAGGTACTACATTCCAAGCAGATAGTAAGAGCCAAGATATGATTACAAGTGTACTGTCAGTTGGTTCTGTACCAAGTGGTTTCTACTGGTTAGATATAGCTAACAATAAAGTGACTATGACATATACTGACTTACAAGGATTAGCAGGTGCTATACTTACAAGAGGTCAAGTAGCATTTGATAAGCTGCAAGGACTCAAAGCACAAGCTAGAGCAGTAACAGATGCTAGTGAATTAGACCTAATAGGATGGTAACAGATGAGTAAGATTAGAGACTTAGTTGAGAATGAGAGACCATTAGAAACTAGTGGTGCAGTAGTTGATACTGATACTAGTGTCACAGCAGTAGCTGATAGCATACCAATAAGAGATGCTAATGCTGCAATATCTGGCAAAAATCAATGTACTGCTTGGGCTATTGTTCACTTTGATGGCACTAATATCATAATTAGAGATAGTTATAATATTGCTTCAATAACAAGAACTGCTGCAGGTAGGGGTGTTGTTACATTTGCAATACCAATGGCTACAACCAACTATAGTATAGACGGTTCAAGTGATAGCAATAATACTTATTGCGCACAAGTTGCGTATGACTCATATGTACAAATAAAAGACAAAACAAGTATTGGGTATAGAAATTGCGGTGTCGATGGTAACTTATATGACTTAAAAGAGTCTGTAATAGTTGTTTTTGGGGGAAGATAATAATGAAAACATTTTATAGAATAATTAATAATCAACTACAATTAGGAAGTGGAACAGTAATACCTGATGGCTTCATAGAATATGAAATAGGCAATGAACCACAAGAGCTACTAGATGCTAAAGCTAATGAAGAGTTAGCTAATAAACCGCAAGAAATAGACCAAGCTATACAGAACCACTTGGATAAGAAAGCACAAGAGTTAAGGTATGATAATATGATGAGTGCAAGAAGCTATGCTGGATATACTAACGCATTCCAAGCTGAAGCTACAGCATTGGCTAGTTGGGCAAGTGATTGCTGGGTAGTAGCTGGACAGATAGAAGCTGATGTGCAAGCAGGTAACCGACCTATGCCAACAGTAGATGAAGTGATAGCTGAATTACCAGTGTATGGAGCATAATATGAAATACCTATACTGGATATTCGTACTAGTTACGGTAGTAATCAGAAGAATAGTGTTCCCATTGATATACCTAGTAATACCATTCAGAAGTAAGCTAAGACACATAGTATATGCCTATAGCTTGCAGAATGGTATATTCGTTAAGAGACTGTATGAGAGACATCCAAAACTAAATGAGAACAAATGGTTGCTAGATGGTACTAGACACGGAATACGAAGATACAGTTCAGTAGAGTATCCAGAGTATGGTATAATTAGTAATGAGAAAGTAGCTAAGTGGAAATACTGGTTAGCACTGCCGTTGTGGCTACTACTAGATGATGATGCTAATGATGATACTTATGATAAAGGCTTCAATAGAACAATCATCAATGGGGAGCGTAAAACTTGGATACCTAAGTTTATAGTTAAGCGACTAGCAGAAGCATCAGATAAAGCAGAATATGCTAAAGTAGGTAATTCATTCGACTTAGGTGATAATATGGCAGAGAAGCCATTATATGAGTTCTGGAGTGTACTATGGTGGACACTAAGAAACCCATCGTATAACTTCAACTATAAGTTCAATCAGATTAACGATGGAGCTAAGGTATTCAAAATAGTTATACTAGGTAGATTATTTGGATGGGATGAAGATGGTTTACTAGATGGTAAGATGACGTATTCATGGGAATGTGGTAAAAAGATAAATAAGTAATAAAGGAGATTAGATGGCTTTTCCAACATCACCAACAGATGGACAGACATGGATAGAAGGTACTACCGAGTATAAGTATAATGCTACATTAGGGGTATGGGATGTAAATGGTACTACAGGAGTAGATATACTAGAGACGTATGCTACTAAGGCTAATCCTGTATTTACAGGTAGCGTAAAAATCCCTGATGCGGTTAATGCAGATGAAGCAATGACTAAGGGGCAATTACTTGCTGAGATGAAAGCAGTTGATTTTGTAGCTAGCAAAGCTGCTAATGGGTATCAGAAGTTACCTAGTGGATTAATTATTCAGTGGGGTGAAACAGCCTCTGTTGCTGGTGGAAATGTTACTACTATAACTTTCCCTATATCGTTTCCAAATTTGTGTGCTTCAGCATCCGTAATAAGACATACAACTAACACCACTTCATCAACATTATATAGCTGGGCAATTAATGCACTTTCAGCTACGGGTGCAGATTTACATAATGGAACGAGTTCAACAGAGAGTGCTTTTTGGATAGCAATAGGGTATTAAGGAGAAATTATGAAATACGCACATTATAATGAAACAGATGGAAAACTACTAGGTTGGTATGATAGTGAAATTCACACAACCATACCTACACCAAATATAGAGATAAGCGAAACAGATTGGCAAGTAGCAGTTGATAATGGTTACAATTATGTAGACGTAGCTACTGGAACACTTAGTTTAAAAGACTTCAGAACAGCAGAAGAGGTATTCAATCAAGCTAAATCTGCAAAAACAAGTGAAATAATGCAAGCATTCAATAGTTTAGTAGAAGCAATTACTACAGCATTACCGCATGAGATGATAAGCTGGAGGAAACAAGAAGATGAGGCTAGAGCGTATACAGCTGATAATACAGTAGCTACTCCGTTCATAGATGCACAATTAGCTATAAGACAGCTAGAAACTAAAGATGAGTTAGTAGCTAAGATAATTGCAAATGCAGATGCATACCAAGTTGCTTATGCTGGGTTACTAGGTAAGTACCAGAACTTAACTAATAAGATAAATACTGCAACTACGATAGAAGAATTGGATATTATTGTATGGTAAGAACCAAAGAAGAGCTAATAGTATTATATGCTAAGTTTGATAGAGATGTAGCGAAGAGACCTAGATGGTTTAGGTTTCTTCTTGCATTAGACCAGCTTTTTAATGTTCTTATTTGGAATGGTTCTCAAGATGAAACTATATCAAGTCATATAGGAAGATTAAAGAGAGCTGGTAAAGCTACCAAGTTTGATTGCCTAGTATGTTATTTACTTAACAAACTAGAGTATAATCATTGTAATTTAAGTTTAGGGGAATAATGTGAGTGTAGAGAGTTGGATGGTTACAGTTGTAATAGCGCTTTTAGGTGCTGTAGGTACTTATGCTGTATTAAGAAATAGAGTAACAAGAAGTGAAAAAGACTTTGAGAAACATACAGATGAGTATACTATATATAAAAAAGATATAGATAGTCGTATTGATGCAGGATTTAAGAAAACTGATATATGTATTGAGCGGATTATTAAGCTTGAACAGGATACGTCAACACACTTAGACCTAGTTAAAGCAGAAGAGACTTTTGTATCTAAAAAAGAGCTAGAACTGCATATAAAAATACTTGAGCTAGGAATGACAAATATCTCCTCAAAAGTTAATGACACTAATAATAAGGTGGAAAGTATTGAGGGAAAGCTTGGGGATTTGGTAGAGCTATTAACAGAATGTAGAATAGATACAAAAGGGGATAAGTGATGTTAGGTTTTTTATCAAATATATTTGGTGGTGGGATTGTTAAATCAGTTGAGAATGTTGCTAAAGAATGGATAGATACGCCAATAGAAAAGGCGCAAGGAAATAAGATTGATGCAGAAGCTAAGGCATTGTTCATCAAAACCTTAGACCCTAATGGATTAATGAGAAGAGATATAAGTCGTAAAGTATCTATTGCATATTTAGTATATTTATTTACTGTAATGGCTTTAGTTCTTTGTCAATCATTCGAGATAGGAGATGTAGATAATGTTAAACAAGCTATTAACAGTCTTACTGATTTGTTTGTACCTATTACTACTATGTTTACTGCCATTGTTGGCTCTTCTTTTGGTGTTAATATCACTAATAGTCTAAAAGGTAAATAGTATGTATAACAAGAAAGAGCCAAAACCTATCTGCGATAAATGTGCAGATAAAGCAGGTTTAAACTTCTTCTTATTAAGTCCTAAGGTTGCAATAGGTAAGTGTTATATGTGCAAAAGCAAATACAATCTAGTTAATTATGCAGTATTGGAGGCCTTAAACAAATGAAAAGTAAATATTTTAAAGTACACGAATTAGTACCAAAGCATCTATATGAGAAGTATGGAGAAAAAGCTTGGAAGTTTATAGATAATAGACTAATAGCTGAGATTGATAAACTAAAGGAGCATTTCAATTTAGGCACTGCAACTATCAATAACTACTATTGGAATGGAGATAGACATTGGTCTGGGCTAAGAACTCCTGAGAGTCCATACTATTCTGAAACATCACAACATAGTTTCGGTAGAGCAGTAGATATGGTTTTTAGTGACTATACAGCTGAAGAAGTTAGAAACTATATAGTTAATAACTCTTACGAATTCCCTTATATAAAAGGTCTCGAGCTTGGAGTTAGTTGGGTTCACCTAGATGTAAGAAATGAAGACCACTTAATAACATTTAATAAAGGATAATAGATGGCACTTATAAATAAACAAGATACAGACGGGGCTAAGGCTTTACTTAGAAAAGGAGAGCTAGGATATGATGATTTCCCTGCAGGTGGAGATGAAGGCAGGGTATATGTAGGTACAGGAGCTGAGAATATACCTATTAGTAAAAAAGAAGAAGTTGACAGTATTAGCCAAATCTTAGATAGTCATATAGGGTCTAATGGTGGGGCTCATGCCTTAGCAAGTAATACTCAGAATGGGTTTATGTCTAATTTAGATAAGCAAAGATTGGATGGTATAGAAGATAATGCTAATTATTATGTATTACCTTCTGATATAGTATCCCAATCTGATTATGCTACTTCTGCTATAGGTGGTACTATTAAGCTTAGAGTAGATGCTACTACTAATACTTTATATATTACAACGGATGGAACAGATGCCTGATTTAAGTATTAACTCCATAATTATACCAGAACTAACAGGTAATGTAGTATATAATAATACTCCTATCTATAAGATACTTACTAATGGAGTACAAACCTGGGAAAAGCATAATAACTATACTTCAGTGGTAGCAGAAAACTGGAGTATGTCTAGTTGTGCTGACCAGGGCCCTGCTTATACTCATACTTTTAGTAGGAATGGCAGTACTGTACATAGACATAATGAGGGTGCTAGTTATCCAACTCTAACTATTAGTAATAATGGGCATATCTATTCATCTGCAGTTTCTGTGGATGTTAATAATATATGTAGGACTTTATTTATATTTACCCTATTTAATAAGACTTATAAAGTACAAAATGAGACTTATTACCATAGGTTATATGTTAAAGATTATGGGGCTGATGATAGTACTTATAAACAGATATCAGGAGGGGCTATTAGCTATAATGGATATACGTATCTAACTGTTAATCTTGGTTTTAGTTCTTCTATATATTTAGGTACTAATGGTACTCTAGATTTAGAGAAGGTTAAGGACTTAATAACGTTGCCTGAGGCTATTCTATACCAATCAGAATATGCCTACGGCCAGAATTTTCATTATGCTGGTTGTACTAGTATATCAGTTACAGCAGTAACTATAACATAAGGAGTAAAAGATGGCAAACATTTTATTTGATAGTTTTAAGGTTAATATAGGAAATGGTACCATAGATTGGGACGATACTAATAGTACTTTTAAAGTTATGTTAGTAACAGACCAGTATGCAGTAGATAGCACCACTCAGTATGCTTCTCAGATAACTGATGAAGTAGTGGGGCAAGGTTATACGGCCGGTGGTGCTAATATATTAGGACGTTCTGTATCATTAGTTAATGGGATAGGTATTTATGATGCTTCTGATGTAACTTGGACATACTCTACTTTATCCGCTAAGGGGGCAGTTATATATAAAGATACTGGAGATTTAACCACTTCGCCTCTAATAGCTTTTATAGAGTTTATAGATAATAAGGTTACAGAGAACGGTGATTTCACCCTACAGTGGAGTACGGATGGGGTATTTAAGGTTGACTAGATGGCTAATACATATATAACAGAGACATCTAGTGATACTTTGGATGATAGAACATTTGAAGGCTTTCAGAATATTACTTGGGAAGATGGTACATATACTACAACTACTATTGGAGTAGATAATAGTTTAGATTTGATAGTGAGTGCTAATATAATAGCTTTTGAATTAAGTACTAAACTTATACTTATGAACCCTCCTAAGGTATCTATTAGTGTACCTGTAGTAGTTATACCTACTCAGCTATCAAAATATATGGATAAATTCTTAGTAGAACTAAGTAATAAAGATGAAGCTATTACTATAGATAGCTCAATTAGAAAGGGATATTATGGAGACTTATAAAGTTAGAAAAGGTGATAATACTATTACGTTAGATATAAGGGTTAAGGAGTACCCTAGTTTAGATGAAAACTGGGTATGTACTAGTTATTTATATAAAGATATAAGAGATGGAAATAAGCCAGTGGTGACTAGGGTATTTAGTAGAAGAACATCTTTAGATGGTTATGATGTAGAGTTTAAGTCTACTGACTTAGATATTAAATCTATAGTACCTGGGACTACATATGACTGGGTTATAGTAGTTGAGAACCCTACTATAGGGTATTCTAAAACCATACTAAATAAATTAGAGGTACAGTATAATGTTACTAAATGATTTTAGTGGAGGTAAAAATACTAGGGTTACTCCAAGTATGTTACAGCCCATCCAAGCTCAGGTATATACTAATATAGATAACTCTACTGGGGCTATAGAACCTATAAGAGATAAAATGCTAGTGCAGCCTGGTATAGGGAAGTATTTTACTTATTATAGAGCAGGGACCTCATTCATAGGAAGTGATAAAGAGTCATCATATGTAGAATATAGGGATATACTATATTATACTAGGGATGGTGAACTACCTAAGAAATATGATGGAACTACTACATTTAATCTAGGTATTAGTGAGCCTACTGCGTCATTTAGTGCAGGTATTAATACTTCAGGTAACCTAACAGGTACTTATACATATTGTTATACTTATTATATTAGTTCTACTGGTATAGAGAGTAAACCATCACCACTTAGTCAAGAAGTAACAGTTAGTTCTGAGGATATTATACTACAAAATTTTGTAGCTAGTAGTGATGTTAATGTTGATACTATAAGGATATATAGAATAGGTGGTAATCTAACTCAGTATACTTTAGTAGATACAAAAGCTAATGATGGGGCTAGTTATATAGATAATATAGCAGATATAACTATAGCTGGTAATTATGTACTTGATACCTACACTAATGGTACACCTCCTATAGATAGTAAATATTTTACTGAACATCTAGCAATACTATTTACAGCTAGTAATGACAAGCTATACTATAGTAAGATAGGAGAGTTTGATTATTGGCCTAGTACTAACTTTATAGATTTTAATGATACTATAATAGGTATGGCTAAGCTACAAGATAAACTCCTAGTTTTTACTAAATATGAAACCTATGTCATATCAGGAAATTCTCCTGAGACATTTAGTAAATATCTATTTGATGCAGAGCAAGGTTGTATCTCTCATTATAGTATAGACTTTACTAATAATACCCTAATGTGGTTATCTACTGATGGTATATGTGCTACTTCAGGAGGTCTAATAGAAGTTATAAGTTTACCTATATTAGGTATAATGGACTTACAAGGTATAGGTAATTCTGCTGTGTATAATAGGTCTTATTACCTAACCCATAATAATGGAATATTAGTATTTGACTTTAGATATAATACTATAGTTAGGGATATAGATATATTAGGTAGTTGGTTAGTATACGCTAATGATAAGCTATATATTAGTGTTGGAGGAGATATATATGAGATGTTCTCAGGTGATAAACTAAGTTATACATATGTTAGTCCTATTATAACTGAAGGCTCATATAGTACTCTTAAATACTATAAAGACTTCTATATTAGATATAATGGAGAAGCTACATTAAAGTTATATATTGATAGTAAACATATAAATACTAAGTATCTTACTGGTGATAAAACAGTCAATTTAAAAGCTCTAAATAGTGCTAATGGTTATGGGTTAACTATTGAGATTACTGGTACTGCTAGTATATATGAGATTAATTATAAAGTAGAAGGGCCTCAGAAATGATTAAGAATATTAAAGATGAAAAAGAACTTAGACTATATCTAGAGGGATTGGCTAAAAAACCTAAAGTACTTTCCATTAATATTACACTTAGTAATCCTCCAACACAGGAAGAGCTACAAAAGGTGATAGATAAAATTAATGAACTTATATCTAATTTATAAATTAATATTAGATTAATATTAATTATGGTATAATAAATTATGATAAAATTAATAGACGATATAGATTTTTTTGATTTAATAGCCTTAAATTATATGTATTTAAAGTCATTTAATGATAAGCCTAGAAGGTTTGACTGTACAAAAGCATTAGTAGATAATTTATTAATGTATAATGCTACAGCTTGTGGCTTATATAAAAATAATATATTAGTAGGATTTATTTTAGGCTATAATACAGACTTAGGTTATTATTTTGACTCCGCTTATATACTCCCTAAGTATAGATATTATGCTAAAGCATTATATAATTTTGCTGAAACTAATATAAAAGTCTTAGGCTATAATAAATGGTACTGTACAATTAATACAGAATTAGGTAAAAAATTTATAGAGCATTATGGAGCTACAAATATAGTAGATAATATCTATATAAAGGAGATATAATGAGTAAAATATTCCACACAGTTACTGACACAATAGGGCTTACCGACTATGCTGGACAAGAAGCTGCAGCAACTCAAGCTAATGCTGATAGAGCACTAGCAGAACAAAATGCTAATAGAGCTTATAATATTAGTAAGGAAGAAATAAAGTTTCAAAGGGAACAGTATAATGACTGGAAGAATATCTATGGCCCTTTACAAGAAGACTTAGGGACATATTTTAAGAACCTTACAGGTGATGCTAAGGCTGCTCAGCAAATAGTTGCTATACAGGCAGAGTCACAGAGGGCACAAAACCAGATAGATACTCAGTTAGCTCAAAGAGGATTAGACCAGTCTGGTATGCAAGCAGAATTATTAAATAATAATTTATATGCTACAGCTATGTCTAAAGCTAATGCTAGGGCAAATGCAGATACTCAGGCTGCACAAGAGAAAATGGGATTCTTAGGTATTGGTCTAGGCCAAGGTACACAGATGTTAAGTATTAATGCACAAGCTAGTGGCTCTGCTATTAATTCAGCTACTAGTATAGCAGGTATGTGGAGTGGTTCTAGTAATTCACAATCTTCATTAGCACAAAGGTATAGTAGCCAAAACCAGGATACTATAGGTACATTAGGCGGTGTTGTTATGAAAAAATTTGGTTTTTAATAAGGAAATGATATGAGTTTAGCAGAGGGCTTACAATTAGGTGAAATAGCACGTCAAAATAAGTTTAATAATAGTATTGCTTTAAGAGAGCAGAATAGAAGAGAGCTGCAGGCACAAACCAGTCTAGCACAGAATAGTATGGTTAACTCTACTGGTGGTAAGTCTGATTTACAACTACAAAAAGAAGCTCTATTACAAAAGCAATTAGAAGCGCAAAATCAGCAAATACAAGCCATGCAATCAAAATTTAATGCTGATGGTATAACTAATATATTACATAGTGTTATTCAAGGGGATTGGAAAGATGCTTATAATACATGGAATAATACACCAGGGTTAAAGGAGTCTATAGCTAATGCGCCATCACTAAATGCTGTAGATATAGCACCAGTTAATTACAATGACCCTAATGATGTAGAGCAATTAAAATCTATAGGTATAACTAACCTTAATGATAAAGAAGTTCAAGATGCTCTTAATAGTTCATTTATGAAAGTACAAGGTAAAGATGGTAAATGGCGTGTTACTCCTGTAGATAGTATAGTTAAAGAAACTAATACATGGAATATGTTTAGTACTAAGCAGCAAGAAGATTATACTAAGCGTGCGCAGTATATAAATTCAGTATTAATAGGTAAGAACCCAGAGCTTGCTGCTAGGCAAGATGAAGTAAATATTAAAATGGATGAGCTAAAAACTAAGGATACTGAGTTAAAACTTAGTGATGCTGAAAAGTGGCTATTAGCTAATCCAGATAAGACTTATACTGATTATAAAAATCAAGGTAAGACTACATCGTCTGCATCATTAAAAGATGAGTATGCTAATTTACAAGTGGCTAAAGCTAAAGGTGAATTAGATAAAGATAATGAGATACGCTTACAAGTATTAGATAAATTATTTAGTACAGATAGTGATGAAAAGAAAAAGATACTTACCAAGGGACTAGAAATAGTAGATAAATATAAAGATAATTTATTTAATAAGCCTATCTCTAAAGAAGATGTTATTACTGCTAAATTATATGCAGACCAGTCTAGTATGAAAGTAGATACTAAAACATCTAAAGAGCTTAAAGACCAGTATAATGTTCTACGCAATGGTAAAAGATTATATGATGAAGTAAGTGCACTTAAAGATGAAGAGCTATCAAGAGGTATATATGATACTGGATTACAGAAAGTAAAACAACTATTTAGTGATAATAAGTTTAATAGTAATTCACCAGAAGAAAAGGCTAAAATACTTAAGAGTATTGATATGAATACTAAGCTTGGTATGTTCTTAGCTAAGTATATTAAAAGTATATCAGGAGCTGCAGTATCAGATAATGAGTTTGCTAGACTAAGGGATTTATTTAGTGGTAGTATACTTAATAATACACAAACTTTAAAAGCAGGAGTTACAACATTTGTTGAAGAGTTAGATAAGCAGTTTAAAGATATATCTAAGACTAACCTACTTAATGACCCTGCAACAACACTTGATGTAGTTAGGATGTATGATAAAGATATAGGTGATACTTTTAAGGTATCTACTATATCGCAACCAACTAATAAGTCTATTATAGCAGTAAACCCTAAAACAGGTGAAAAGTTACAATTAGTTAATGGTAAATGGGAGCCTATTAAATGAAACCAACAATAGAAAACCTTAAAGATACATTTAAAATTAGTTATGATGTTTTTAAAGACTCTAGAAATGAAGCTTTAAGAACATTAGATTATTATCATAATAGGCATTATACTGTAGACCAACTTAATACATTAGCTAAACGTGGGCAACCAGCTGAAACGTTTAATATTATTAAACTATTTGGTAGGATGTTATTAGGTTATTATTCTACTGTTGTTAATAATATTAAAGTTATACCAGCTAAAGAAGATAATGTAATAACTGCACAAGTATTACAAGATACTACAGATTATGTATTTAGAACCAATAACTTTAATAGTGAAGGTGATAAAATTAAGCTAGATTGTATTTTAACGGGCTTAATGTGTAGCTATACTGATGTTGAAAAGACTGATGAGGTAGACCAATTTGGTAGGCCTAAATATAAGATAAATATTCACCATGTCCCGTCAATAGAAATATTACTAGACCCTATGTCAAGATTAGATGATTATAGTGATGCCAAGTATATACATAGATATAAATGGATTAGTGAGGAAGATGTAGATAAGCTCTATGGCAAATCTAAGCGTGAGAAAATTGATGCATACTATAATAGTCTTAATATAAATGAAGCCGATTTCTCATATGCTTATAGTACTGAATTCCAAGGCCAATACAAGAGATTTGATAATTATCTAATAGTACACTCTATTATACAGGATGGTGATAAGGCATATAGTGTACACTGGTGTCAGGATACTATACTTAGTAAAGAAGAGATTACTTATAAAGAAGTTAAAAACCCTTATAGAGTTCAAAAACTTAATAATAGTAATAAAGCTGAATACTATGGTATGTTTAGAGAGGTACTAGAAACACAAAATGCAATTAACCAAGCACTACTTAAAATACAGCTTATGGTTAATACACAGAAAGCTTTTATTGAAGATGGAGCTATAGATAATCTGGCTGACTTTACAGACCAATTTAATAGGGTTAATGCTATTATACCAGTTAAGAATTTATCTGGTATACGTATAGAAAGTTTAACTAGGGAGGTACTTGACCAATATACTGTTATAGATAAAGCGCTTGATAGGGTACAACGAGTGCTTAGTATTAATGATAGTTTTCTTGGTATGGCCTATGCTAGTGATAGTGGTGCTAAGGTTAAACTACAACAAAACGCTAGTGCTGTGGCACAAAGATATAGCGTTGCTAAGATAGAACACTTTTATAGGCTATTAGGTTGGGATATAGTTAATCTTATTAAACAGTACTTTACAGCTACTGATATATTAAGGGTTAGTGATAATTACCAAGGTAATAAATGGGTAGAAATTAATAAGCCATTAGAGATACCTACAGGACAAATTAATCCACAGACTGGGCAACCTTTATTACGTAATGTATTTGAAGAAGTATTAGACCCTGCAACTGGTAAGCCTTTAGAGGATAGTAATGGTAATATAGTTATGGCACCTATACCTACATTAGATACTGATATAGCCTTTGCTAAGGCAGATATAGAGATTGATACAGTTAGTTTTAATGATGATGACCAGCAAAATCAAGCACTATTAGAGCAATTTATTAATGGCCCTTTAGGTAATATGCTTAGTCAAGTTAATCCTGCTGGATACTTTCAAGCAGGTAGCTTAAGTGTTAAAAATACTAAATCTAAGTATAGTATAGAGCTTGCTAATATACTAGACCAGACTGCACAGATGCTACAACCACAGCAAGAGCAAGCTATGCAACAAGGGCAATTAGATGGTCAGATACCTCAGGGCCAAGCGATGAATAATATGCCAGGTAGAGCACAAACAGGAGCAGAATAATGGATATACCTAAATTACCAGATGGGTTCAAATTAGTTAATGAGCCTTCTAATACACAAAACACAGACCTGCCGCCTTTACCAGATAGTTTTATACTAGAGCAACCTATGGCACCGCAGGAACAGCCTATAGATAATACTAGGTTTGAACAACCTAAGGTACCACAGGAACAGCCTGTAGATAGTACTGGTTTTAAGCAGTCTATGACACCTCAGGAAGGGCAGCCTATAGATACAACAGATATAGTACCGTTTAAAGGGCAGCCTACAGGTATAGTACAGTCAGAAGATAATTCTAGTACTATGAATCAGGAACAAATACAATCTAGCAATAGTTCTAATTTATTAGGTGATATATATGATAGTGCTGCATTATTTATTGCAGGTGCTAGAATACCTACAGCAGCTGCTGCAGTAACTATCAAGGATACTTTAGGTATGGATGATACAAAAGAGGTAGAAGCCTATAATAAGCTTAAGGAGTATATAAAAGAGAATGGCTCTGATAATATACTTAGTGCTGAAAATTTAGGCCAATCAGCAACATATGCACTAGCCTATGCTAAGACAGGCTTATCAATAGCTAAGAATTTCGGTGTTGGCGCTACTCTAGGTGCTACAGAAGAGTGGGCTAATAGTAGAGATGTAAGTAAAGCACTAGTTAAAGGGGTAGAACATGGGCTAATAGATGCAGGCATAACTAAGGCTTTATCAGTAGCTGGAACTGTATTTACTAAGGCTATTAATGGTGAACTAACTGATAGTGCTAAAGACTTAGTTAGTCCTATTAAAAATACTACTAGAGCTAATATAACTAAGATAGTACAAGAGCAGCCAGAGCTAGGTAATGATATGCTTAAAGCAATTAGTTTTTCTAAAGAGCATGATATAACTATACCTAAGACTGCTTGGGAAGGTACAGGAACAGAGGCTAAAACAGGTAATGCTTTTATGGATACACTTATTACTAATATAAAGAAAAAGTATAAAGATGTTGAAACATCACAGTTAGTTGAGATGTCTAATAACCTTAGTAAATCAGACCTGACAGTAAATAAGATGGCTAAGGTAGTACAAGATGAAATGAATAAAGTATATACCTCTAGGAAGGCTGAAGCTGACCAAGCCTGGAAGCAATTCTCAGAAAACTATGACCCAGAGCTAGCTATAACTAAGGATTGGGAAAATAATATATTTAAAAAGATAGATTCTACTATATCTAATGCTACTGTAAGGGATTTTGTTCGGCGTACATTACTTAGTTCAAGAACTAGTCTTGATACTGTAGGACAAAATATAAAAGATAAAATAGTATCTCTTAAAGATACAAAGGCTTTAGCATTAAAGGGTAAAAGAGGTGCTACACGTAAAGCATCAGAAAAATATTATAATAATGAGATAAAGAAACTTGAATATGAATTTAAAGCTGCTGAAAAAGAGAGAATAGGTAAGACTATAACTCTTGGTGATTTACTTAAAGCTAAGCAAGAATTTAATCATAAAGTATATGTTAAGGGTGGTACTATAGATGGCAGTAACCAAATGCAGCTTGGTGAGCTTAAACAAATAAATAGTATAGTAGATGAAACCTTAGATACCTTAGTACCAAAAGAAGCCCAAGTATTATATACAGAGGCTAAACAAAAAAGTTCTAAACTATTTGATTTATTTGGTTATGCTTTATCTGGTAAGAATAAAGGTATTAAAACTAATATAGATGGTAAAATACTTAATGCTAATGAAATAGGGGTAATAGAAAAATTTAATAGCACTCTTATGGTTAATGATAAAGCTGGTGCAGTTGAAGCATTTAAGCAGTACGGTAAAATATTACCAGAGTCAGTAATGAAAGATATTAAGAAGACCTATGCTAGTAAAGTATTAGGTATAAGTCCTAAACAACTAGTAGATACATCATCGCTATCTAAAGGTTATAATCTTAGTACAACTAAGGTTGATAGTGTACTATCTGATATAGTATCTACACAAGATGGCAGAGAGCTGGCTAAAGAGATATATGGTAATAAAGGTCTAGATAACTTTATAGCTTTACATAAACTAAATTCTTTAATAGGTAAAAATATAGGTGAGCCTACAACATTTTGGAAAGAGGCAACAAGTGCTTATGATGCTTCATTAGCTGGTGTAGCTAAAGGTACTGCTAAGTTACTTAAAGCTTTAACTTGGGATGCTTTAACATACCCAGCTAAGAAAGGTACTATTAATGGGTATACTAAAAACTTAACTCGTAATTTACTTACTGAGTTTAAAAAGAGTAAACCTAATGTGCATAAACTACAGGCTATGTTAATAACAGGTGCCTCACTAGGGTTTGTTTCAAATAGTGAGGCATCTGAATATACAGTATTACCCGGCGATAATTTATCCAAAATTGCTAAAAGGCTTAATACATCGGTAAGTGACATTAAGAAAGATAATAGCTTAACTACAAATAGTCTTAAGCCTGGGCAGCAATTAAAGGTATATTATGAACCCAAAAAATTAAATAGTGGTATAGATATGACAATGGGTATACCTACAGAATATGAAGTACCTAAGTATATTAAAGATGTTGAAGGATTCAATAGTAAAGTTAAAGTTGTTATGGGGCATCCTACCATAGGCTATGGTTATGACTTAAAACAAAATAGTAAATATAAAGCCGCTGATTTTAAAGCAGCCGGTATTAAAAACTTAAAGAATGGTATAGATAAACAGCAAGCATCTGTACTATATAATAGGGTATCAGCTAGGGTTGAGCCTAGTTTAAATAGAATACTTAGTGGTAAATATGATAAATTACCTACTAAGGTTTAAGACTTAGTTTTTATGCTAGCTTATAATGGTGACATACAATCTGGTGGTGAGCACGGTAAACTATTAAAATATTTAAAAAGTGGTGGTATAGATTATAATAAGATTAAAGAGTTAGTTATTAATATAGATAAAAAATTATCTAGTAATAGACTAACTAATAGATTAAGTAATTATGAAGCTAAATAGTATTAGCTTCATAAGTAGAGTTATTAAAGTCTTCTTTCTTTGAAGTAGTTTTATATACTTGCTCACTAATAGCACCCTTAACAAGGATATGATTAACAGTAAGTGTGTTAGAACCATTAAGATTAACTATTCTATCTCTACGTTGAATAAACTTTGAACCACTATATCCACTAGACATAATAACAAAGTGTTTAAGGTGGCTTAAGTCTACTCCCTCCGCATGTGATGTAGAGCTATATATTTTAGCATATTTAAACTTCTTTTCTAGCATTATACGCTCACCAATAAAGTGGCACATAATGCCAACATCTTCTGTATCCCCAAAAGTATTATAGATATAATCTATCTTCTCAGTGTTACCAAGTTCTATATAACTATCGTTTACTTTAGCTATACCAGACTCTAACATATGTAAACTAGTCCTTAGTTTCATAGTAGAGTCACAAACTAAGTGTATGCTTTCATCAGCATTAGGGCATATTGGACTATCAATTAAGCATCCTTTCCAGATAAGCGCTATATTATGTTCTTGTAGCTCATTATATAAACTCTTAGTAATATCATTTAGTTCTATATAGTGTAACTTATCTACAGCCTGTAAATTACTAGGTATGCCAGCATCTTCCTGACTCATATAAACTGTAAACTTATTAATATCATCTAATAGCTCTGGCTTATATTTATCATACTGGGCTATCTCTCTACCTACAGCCTTAATAGTATAAGGCTTACCATACTTTCTAAAGAAATCATAAAAATTCTTAAATTTAAATGGACTAAACTTACTAATACTCATTTGATGATAAATACTATTGGCACTCTCTACTATAGCTGTACCACTTAAATGTATATGAGGCATATTATAGCATAATGACTTTATAGTCTTATATCTACCTGACGGCTTACCTAGTGTACCTAAGTTATGTGACTCATCAATTATAACTAGTTGGTAGTCTTTAGGGTCTAGCTTAAGTATTGCCTTATGCTTAGTATTGTCCCACTTACCTACCTGTTCATAGTTTGTAACGTGATATTTGTGTTTGAGGTTTATATTTGTAAGGAACTTCTCCCACCCCGGTATTGCCATCTTCTTCGTTAAAATCAGAACACTCTCTATTTTCGTAGAGTTCTCTGAAATCAAAAGGCTCGTTAGGGTCTTTCCTGTTCTTGGTTTTCCTACCAAATAAACGTAGCCATGCTCTTTTAATATATTCCAACATTGTTCTGCCTTTTCAATTTGATGTTTATATGGTACTATAGAGCTCATCTTAATAGTCCAAATGTTTCTATTGTCCATGATAATAATGCTGCTATACCTAGCAATACTAAAATAGCTATTATTACACTTATTACTATATACATAATCTAGTCCTTATTTGGTAATTTTTTTATATCTGTAGCTTCTAACCACTTACGCCTATATTCATCTCGTTCATCCTCTAGTATAGCTATCTTCTTACATAACTCACTAATGGCTTCATTAAGAGTACTAAGCGATTGCAAACTTGCTAGCTGTATAAGCCCTGTATCTTTACTCATAGTCCTGCCTCCATTAGTATTTCTCTAACCATATCTACACTCCAAGCAACCATAGATATACCACCTCTTTGCTCTATCTGGCAAAGGTTGTATTCTTGTAGCCTAGATACATTGTTTTTAGACTCTGGTTTTTTAACTTCTATGGCTATAAATCTACCTTCTATACAACATAGTATATCTGGCACACCTGATTTAGATGCAGAGACTACTTTAACTACATAAGCATCATAAGTCTCTTCTAGCATAGTTATAATCTTCTTTTGTATTTGTTGCTCAGTCATCGCTAAGTATCTCCTTAATCCTTTGTGTTATTGTATCTACTAACATATAACTATTATTATCTATTTCTTCATTAGATATATCATCATTAGCTGCATATGTTTCAAGTAATTTAAAACTAAGTGGTACTCCAACATTCCACATACCTACTATAGCTAAAGATAGATTATACTTCTTACCTTTGTGATTATCGTGTAAGTCTTCCCAAGCTGGGTATAACCTTTCAGCATACCTAATAGCTTCTTTTGTATTCTTAAAAGATTTTGCTAATCTTTTAATCTCACGCTTAACTTTACGCCTAAGCTGATGTATATTCTTAGTACACTCCTCCATAGTATAAAAACTAAGTAGTGTATTGATTATATGTAATCTTAGGTATTGCTCTTTGCTAGTCATTAGTCTATATCCTCTTTAGTTTTATCTTTTCTTACCATTATAAAGGTAGGCTGCTGGTATGTATCCATAATCTGTTCATACTCTATTTCTATAACTTTACCTATATAATTAAAAGCATTATCTAATTCTCTATCATTATCACTAAGGCCTGAACCTACTTGTACAGTTCTACCAATAGAGTCTTCAAGTACTAATGCTCCTATCATGCCTTCATACTTGCCATCCCCATTTGTAATATTAATACATAGTAAATCAGCAGTAGGACGATATTTAAGTTTTATAGAGTGGTTAACTCGTTTACCTCTAAAATAAGGTTGCTCTGGCTCCATAAGCATAACACCTTCCCAACCATCTTTAACTAATTCTTTAGCATAGCCTTGTGTATCTTTACCACTTAGTACTATAGGATTTATAATCTGTAGCTGCTTAGGTAATATTTTAGATAATGTATTAAGATTAAAAAACCTACCTGAAGTATCCAGTTTAACTATAGGTATACCATCTATACCTATAGTCAACATATCAAATAGCATAATAGTAACTTTTTCTTCATCTAGTGAGCAAGATAGTCCTTTACTAAAGTTTACTCTTTCAGTAGTTATCTTACCTTGTACCTTAGTCCTTGCACCTAACTTACCATCTGAGTCATATAGCATCTCTCCAATTAAAACCATATTAGTTTTTATATTAGATAGTGCATTAGCTATTTTAGGTAAACTAAACTCTTTCCAATCTGATGTAAAAAATCTAACCTTACTAGAGTCTATTGAAATAAATATTTGGTTTCCATCATATTTAGTAGATACATAGTACATAGTATCATCAAAACAATCAAGAGTTTTTCTTGGTAGCTTATCATATGCTTTTCCTTTTTGTGGCTTAAACTGTACCATTATCGAACTCCATTTTAAGCTGTTCATACTTAGGGTCTGTAGACTTGATAAAGTTGCCATTAGAATTTAAAAATCCTTTACGGTCTTTGATATCATTATAAGCCACTTCCCAGCATCTCTCAAGTGTAGTACTATATAGTGCAGCTATATTAGTTAATACTACTAAGCAGTCACCAATATCATCTTCTATATTAAATCCCTTAGTAATATTATCACAGAGCTCACCAACTTCACTGGCTAGTTTTAAACCTTGTGTTGTTAGCTTACCATTAGTAAGAATACCTCTATCGTGTGACCAACTTAATGTTAAATCTCTTAACTCTACTAAACTTTTCATTACTTTTCTCCTAATTCATATTTTAGTGACTCTTCTGCAAATGGGTGTAATACTACTATATCTGCTGTATAAGCTCTTATTGCAACAGCTAGACTAGGGTTGTAACTCTTCTTATAAGCACTAATCATACTGACACTTACACCTAACTTTTCTGCTAACTCTATACTAGTAATCTCCTCTAATTGAGAAGCTACATACTCTTTAATAAATACCATCTATTCCTCCTATTGAATTTATATTATATCATAATTGAGATTAAATTAAACTTAAATTAATATCTCCGTGAAAGAGATTTTTATCTAAGATGATGAAACATCTTAGATAAAATTTTAAACTCCATATATGTGAGATATGTGATTATTTTGATTGATTTTTATCTTCAAAATATATTAAAAACGATACATTAGTTAAAGCGTGAGCTAAATGAGGTAAGTTACTCTCACTATCAAATTGCTCGCCGCTCCGCCAAGCCTCTAGGTGCCTATATAAAGCATCTATATATCTAGAAGTATCATCTACTTGCTTCCAATTATTAGGCTTATATTTCTTAGCTCCATAAGTAAGTACACTAGCTAATCCTTCTAATGCTTCTGGTGGTATAAGGCTATATCTAAGTTTCCCACTATCAAATTTTATAAAGTCCTCAATTATTACTACTTCTAGGTTATAATTTTTAATAGCTTTAGAGCAATTCTCACATGGTGGGTGTGTTACATATATAGTGGCCTCACTCGTAGTAACTTCTAACTGCTTAAGTGCTGCTATCTCTGCATGTATAACATTGGGATTGGTATTACCAAAAGAGTCTTCACAGTCACCATTATTAGAATGATAATTATGACCACGAGCTAATATCTTACCAACCTTATTAACTATTATAGCACCTACTTTACGTTTTTGGCAGGGAGACTTCTGTGCCTCTTTTATTGCTTCTTGTTTAAAATCCATAGTTCAATCCTTCTATCTTTTACTAAGAGCTTATGATTATCTAGCCTAAATACTTTACCAATAGTTAACTCTTCTAGGCTTCGTACTACTATTAGTAATTCTGCTTTAGCTAACTCAGGTATAGTAATTGGCATATCTAACTCTTCACTAACTGTAACTAACTTTTGCATTGATAATGGTAAAAGTCCATAACCTTCATCACTAACTCTATGACCTTTAATAAGACCAGATAATAGCTCTTTATCAAACTTTGGCCTTTTTGGTAGTTCTCCTGCAGCATTAGTATAGAAGTTATTTTTAGTTAATAATATAGTTCCTACTATCATGTTAAGCCTTTAACTCGAATTTAAGAGGTTTCTCAAAGTCTACCTCTGTTCTATTAAGTAGCTCTTTAGTACCTTCTATATGCTCCTCATAAATATGAACATTAGATAAACTAAACATGCAGCTACCAACTATAGTATCTGTTGCTTCAGCTACATACTGTATGAATAAATCAGCTAGTAATATATCACTTGGTAGACCAACCATAGTATCTACTGAGCGTTGAGTCCATGTAAGGTGTAATATCTTATTAATTACTGAAAATGTTAGATTGTGCCAGCAACAGTGTAATGATAAAGAATTATCAAAGGTATGCTCATTATTCCATAGACTAATAACATGTCTACGGCTATTTGGGTCTCGCTTAATTTGCTCAATTACATTATCTAATGCTGGGTGTAGCTCATTATAATAATCTAAATTAAGCTCACCATTAGGCCCTGCCCAGTCTTTCCAATACATACAACCATTAGCTTCAAATTGACTAACATTAGTTAAAGGTGTAGTACTTACTAAAGTTTTAAACTCACCTTTAATACCTTTAACATACATTTTACGTAAGCTTAGTAAAGAGTTATCTTTTCTAAAATCTAATGTAAAACTATAATGAGGGATAATAAGTGTATTACCATTCCTGCTACTCTGTAATTCACCATTGTCTAGTATATATGACACTAATTTTTTATACTTACTATTTAAGCTCATTCATTCCCCCCTTAGTTCTTAATTTAATATATAAGTTACCATCTTTATCTTCAGTTAATAGCTGCATATCAACTAAGTTTAAAGTTAGTATAGCATCCTCTATAGTTTTACCTTTCATCTTATAGGCTTCTATTACTGCTTGCCAGATTTCACCATGACTGAATTTACCTGCTATAATCTTCTCTGCAGTCTTAGGGCCTACTCTATGTAAACCTTCTATACCATCAGTTTTATCACCAGTAAGGGTTTGTATATATCGCCAAGTCATAGCTGTATGCTTAGATACTTCTTGGAAGTGCATATCTTTCTTATATAGTGCTGACTCATAATAATTAAAATGAGTTCCTTCTATACTATTAAGTACATCCTTATCTATTGCCACTAGTATGTACTTTTCTGGGTCTTTAAGCTTAGCATATACAACATAGTCATCAGCTTCCCACCCATTATGAATAATACCATTATACTTTTCTGCCAAATCTATTTTAAGTTGTCCAAGTCCAGCAGGTGCTCTACCAGTACGATTAGCTTTATAATTAGGAGCTATAGTATATCTAAAGTTTTTCTTACCTCCACCTGTAAAGTGTAGCTCAAACTTAGAGCATCCTGTTTTATCCATAATACGCTGTAGTTTATCCTCCGCTTTACTTAAAGCTAACTGTGTGTCTGTTACATAGACACAACCATCTTCTTCAACATAATTTGGGTCATTAACTATAGCATCCCACTCCATTGGTGTATACATATATTCAGCTAGAATTTCTTCAGCAACTTCAGTATTAAGACAAGTAGTATATGCAATAGTATCAGCGTCTATAAGTAATATCTTGTCATTCTTAGGTGGCATTACCATACCTTGGTCATCTATTTCTATTTCAATTAAGCCATCCATAGCTCTTCTCCTTTTTCAACTTCTTTACAAAAATATCCCACATCGTTAGTATACTCTACCTCAATAGGCATTGGAATATCTTTATAATATAACATAGATACTTTACACATCTCCTGCCAACCTTTAGCCATTGCATCAGCTAATCGTTCTGACCATACTTGCTCTTCACCTTTAGGTACTCTAAGATATGCAGCATCGTGTACTATATTAAAGATATACTTAGTTACTTCTGGATACTCCGAACATAAATAATGGATAGCTAGTTTCATGGTTTCAGCTATACATCCCTGAGTAGCATAATTAATAGCATCAGTACCAAGCCTAGCTTTATTTCTATGTCCTAGTGGTGTACTAACCATATGTGTTTTATAATCATTCCACCAACGTTTATGATAGCTATGTATACCTATATATTTACTATTATATTTATTATGTATCTCTTGTGACTCTTCCTCTGTAAATACAACACCATAGTTTACATAAGCAAATTCAATAAAGCTTTTCCAGCTTTGTCCAAATATCTTACCAAAACTAACTGCCTTTCCCTTTTGTCTTAGTCCCTTATCAATCTGGTCTACTGGAACACCAGAAGCCATATTAGCTGCAATCTTATGTAAGTCCATATGTGCCATAAGCTCTTCATACATGGCGTTATCTCTCATAATACTAGCTCCAGCTCTAAGCTCAGCTGTTGAGTAGTCAGCATGTACTACTACTGTATCTTCTGTATTTTTATTGAAAATATATTGCAAATCTCTTGGTATTTGTTGAGCATTAATTCCAAAATCTAAGTCACCACCAGTAGAAGTAAATCTACCTGTTGCAGCTCCTGCTACATTAAATCTTGTATATACTATCGGAGCATTATAACTATTTAACATTGTTCTACGCTTTAATAGCCGCCGTTGTTTATATACTAGTTCTGCTATTCTATTGCCTTGAGCAATAAGTTTAATTAAGACTTCCTTAGAACTACTATCTGTACCAAGAACTTCTTTAACTTGCTTCGGTGAGTTGGGATTAAGTCCATCTAATTCAACATAGTTAGACTCTATCTCGTCTTCTATTGCATCAAGTTCTTTACGAACTGCTGCTCTATCTGGTATTAATCCATTTTGCTGGTATTCTATAGCATATTTTATACTAAGTATATCTACTTTATATGCTAAGACTTCTCTAGCTTTTTGTATCTTTTCATCTTTCCAAATAAGTGATAAAGCATATACATCTGTTGCACTATATCTAAGCTGGTCTTTACTAAGGTATGCTCCCTTAATAAAACCCATCTTTTGTAGCTTCTTTTTATCAAGACTATCGTATAAATGACTATGGGCTAACATCTTAACTATATTATCTAAAGCAAAATTTTGCCATTCTGGATAAGCTATTCTAGCTAGATAGAGAGTATCATCAAATTTCTCTGTAGTCATATTAAGTGTACCAAAATCATATGAGGCACCTTGCCATATAGTATGTAGTGGTTTTAACCATTGTTTAACTTCCTCTAGGTTTACATAGTCACAATCAATTACATATATTAACTCACTAGTTGCTGGCTGGTATACCTGCACTAGTCTTGTATTAATGTACAATCCTTGTGTCTCAATATCACTAAACGTTGGATAGTCTGGTGAAAATTCTGGTAGCTCTAGTAAGTTCTTAATTTGTTTATACTGTATCATCTCAGTTTCCTTTAATTTAGTTGTATCTCAGATTAATGAGAAATAAAAAGACCCACATAAGTGAGTCTTATTTTTAAAGCTTAGGGCCTTCTTGAGTATCTTCTGTTGGGATAGCACTAACTGCATCACCAAGGTCAATATCCTCTCCGTCAATCTCTTCTGTCTCTACCTCATTACCTTCATACTTAACTAATTTAGCAAGCTGAATAGCTGTGAGATATAAAGTAACTTTATGTGTGCCACCAATATTGTTAGCTACACAAGAACCATGAATTATACCTGTTGAGCCATTACCAATACTCCAAGGTGCAGCAGTTACTGCAGCTGTAATATCATTACCTTTATGGTCATAAACTTTAACTATTTGTGGATTACCATCAGGCCACTTAGTATTAGTTTTAAATGTTGCAATCACATTACCGGTTGGTACTTTCTTAACATCTTCTGTTGCTGGGTCAATTTCACCTGATGGGTCTTTCATCATTTCATCTTTGATACCGTTAGTTTTTGGTAAACCTTTAACACCAAATTTCTCTTTATAAGCTTTCCACTCTGCATCAATTTGCTCGAGTAAAAATTTATGCTCTAGGCCATCTTTTTTCATTACTGCACTAACTACATATTGCATACGAGTTTCTTCGCCAGGCATTGCCTGATTACGACCCTCGCCATCAATAAATACATATTTTAGTTCTACTACTTTTGTTTTACACTTTGCCATCTTTGGCTCCTTGTTTTAGTTGTTCTCACTGTTTGAGTTATGTTTTAGAATTGTCTTGACAATACACAATAAGTCCTTATGACTTAAGGAGTACCTAGGAAACATCTTCAGGCTTTTTAGGTACCCTTAAATCTCCCGAAGGAGACTTAGTTACTCTGAGTCTGTTAAAAGACCTATACTTGAGTAATCTGGTTTTTTAGCTTTAATAGCTTCAAGAGCTTCTTTAGCTTCATCTGGAGTTAAGTCACCAGAAAGAACATCAGCCATAATTGCTTTTTCAGAAGCTTGTGTAGCTTTCATAAATTGCTTACGTACTGACTCTGCTTGACGAGAAAGTCTTTTAAGACGTGAGCCATCTGTACCTTCAATACCTTTACCTTCAGCTTTTTCTTCATAAAAATACTCTCTAGTTGCTGGTAACCATTTACCACTAACTGAACATTGGATTTCAGTGATTTTACCATTTGCATCTTTACGAGTTACTTCATCAAGGTTAACTGTCATACCTGCTGTTTTAGGTGCTAAGTTATCCGCAAGAATAGCTTGTAGTTTCTCATTGAATGGCGCTGGTGTTTTAAACTGAGCACATAGTGCCTCTGCTGCTGTTGATACTGTTTTAAATACTTCTTTTTTTGTTGCCATTGTTTATCCTTTAAGTGTGCTTAGGCTGCACGAATTTAGTAGACTCTTTACGGCGGTTCATTTCCGATTAAGATGATTTAATATCCTCTCAATTGATAATATTATTATAACGTATTAATTATTAAACGAAGATTAAATCAAATATAAATAATACGTTTCGCACGAGAAATTGAAACATATAACATACGTGCATAAGTTATATAATAAGTATTATTTAAAATTGATTTTTGTATATCTTGCTTATCTATAAATACAGTATCCCACTCATTACCTTGACTTTTATGTACTGTGCTAGCAAAGCTATAGTCCATGGTAAAGGCTCTACCTAGAGCATAGACTTGCTTAAAGTTCTTTTTATCTTCTATAGCTTTTTGCTTAGCTTCTTTAATTATAAGGTTAGCATTCCCTATACCAACTATTACTGGATACACCTTATTATTATCATCTACTATAAATTGTATACCTCTATTAGCTATAAGAGCTTTTAATGATTGCTCTAAAAACTTCTTATTTATCTGGTTATTCTGTAGTTTTAATTTACCATTTTCAAACCATTCTAGTAGATTTTCTAATGTAGGCTTAATAAACTCTCGCACTTTAACTAGGTCTAGTATACTACCTAGCTGCACTTCCTGGCCTTCATAACCTTTAATATTTAATTGCTTAGCTATTTTTTGGTTCCATTCTCCTACAGCTTTATTTGTATATGCTAGTAGTCTATCACCTTCTTTAAACTTACTAATATTGAATGGCCTGACGTTCTCTGAATATGGAGTTGATAGGTCTGAAGTATTAGTTCCCTTCATATAATTAACCATCTTAGTAAAAAGAGCTACTATGTCTGGACTCTCTGAGCGGTGTTGTGTTGTTAACTCTACTGTTGTTGTAGGGTCTGTTTGTATCTGTTGTCCTTTTACTGGAAGTAGTTGGTAGGGGTCACCAAAGCAATGTATCTCTACATCTATCTCCTTAGTATCTGAAAATACAGAATACTCTTCTACTTTACCTACTATGTCTAAAAACATCTCTTCTGACATCATGCCCATTTCATCTATTACTATATGAGTGTATTCACCTAGTGGCTTATCTAGCTTAGCTGTTGAGTCTATATGGTTTATATGCTGTGCATTCTCATTTATAGTAGGTATCCACCCAAGTAGTGAGTGTATAGTTTTAACCTCTATATTACTAGATAAATGCTGCTGTAGCCTATGCAATGCTTTATGTGTCGGTGCTATAATAACACTAGTCTCTGCTGGTATAGACTTAGCTTTATTAATAAGCTCTGTAGACTTACCTGTACCTGCCATACCTATAGTATAATTTATCTTAAGCATTTTATTAGCTCCTTATCACTATTCTTTAATGTGCTATGTTTTAAACACTTGTCTATATTAAAGTGTAGTATAGATGCTATATTAGTTATAGTTTTACCACCTCTAACTGATATGAATATACCCATTTTATAAATACCTAGATTTCTACGCTTAAGTCTCTTAACTAGTGCTAGCTTCTGCTTTTCTGGCAAATTTATATCTTGCGATATAAATTCTTCCTTTTTATTATTCTTATTAACCATCTTGTAAACCTCCAAAATTCCCATAACTTTTTTGTTATCTTATATTGTAATAGTGTCCTATCCATGTATGCTGTTGAAAATAATACAGTATCTATCCACACAGTCCAGGATTGTGCTGAACCACCTAAGTACTTAGAAAGTACCCTAGCTAGCTTAAACTGGCTAGTTCCATCTATAAGTAGGTAATAGTTATCTGTTGCCTCTAACCATACTCTATGATGAAATTCTCTTCTACTCTTTAAAGCCTTGTGATTAACATATACTGTATTTCCAAACTTTTTTATATGTTTAGTCTTTGTTATATTGCTACAAGCATAAACAGTATCCTTAGATAGACCGTACATGTCTACAAAATCTTTTGCTTTAACCCAACCTTGCTGTACTAAATGTGTATGTGTCATTGCTTATCTACTAAGGATAAAAACTTCTTCATCTCTTATGCTAACTATTGTATTTTCCTTTCTATAAGTTATCATATTTAACAGGTATAGCATATTTCCAACATTTACCAAAAGTTTTATAAGGGAACCTAGCATCTTTAATATAACCCGTATACCTATAAATAAGCCATTCCTCAGTAGTATAATTTCTTACCCATATATATTTATCTATCATATTAGGGTCTTCATACCATTCTTTAGGCTTTACTCTATATTTACTTACTAAGTCCCAAAAAATTATAGAAATATCTTTCCACTCCCCATCTATTTTAGACTTAACTTGAAATTTAGTATTTGGTTCATCAATTTGTAGTTTTCTGAGCTCAGAATGATTATCCCCTACTATATAGTATAGCTGATTAGAATCCCAGCTTACTTTATCTTTCAATTCCCATTTAGATTCAATATCTTCAAATTTTATCCATATAGAAGGCCTATCGGCATCTATCCATCTAGCAAATTCTGCTTTTATTTGTTTATTTGTCATGTTATATCCTTTATATATATTTATCTAGTTTACTACTAGATATTGTTTGAGTACTAGAGAGTTCTAATTTAAGCTTACACACTTCTAATTCCCTAAGAGCCTTATCAAGTTGTGCCCATGCAGTATTTTCATTTATTCTAGCTTGTTTTAACTGCTTAGATAACTTAGCAAATCTTGCCTCTACTTTTCCCCATTCTTCTTTACTTATTTGGTACATATAATTAGCTCCTTTAATAAATTTCGTTGCTCAGTTCCCATCCAAAGAGTATCAATATCTTGAATAAATTTTTCAAACTCTAATAATGATATACTTGAATAAAAGATAGTCCAATCATATTTTGTATTTAGAGAAAAACATTTTCTTTTTTTATTATATGTTATAGCAACAAATTCGTTGATATCTTCTTGATACCAAGTTAAACATGCTATATCGTCAGTTTTAGTAGTTACATTTTCTGTTTTTATTCTTTTAATAAACTTAGTTTTATCCATTTTATAACCCTTTTGCATATTCTAATACGTCTTCTTTACTATAGTCTATCCAACCATAGTCATTCATGTGTTGTGCTAACTTTTCAGCAAGCTCTAGTAGTGTATCCATATCTTCTTGATTACCAACTAATTGCTCTTCTGCATAGTCATAATCTATTCTAAGAAGTTGGCCTTCATGAGCCTCCTGTTTCATCTCTAATTCCATTTCATATTTGAGTTCTTCTTGTTTTGTCATCCTGTCTCCTTTATTTATAATATAATTATAACGAATAATATATTAAAATCTTATAAAATTCTTAGACTAATTTATAAATCTAAGAATTTTTTAATTAAGATAGGTCTATATCATCACCTGGCACCTCTTCAATTTCCTTAGGTGCATTTAATATAGTTATATACTTATACTTCCCTGAGTCAAATATAACTCTCTTATTGTTATTAGTTCTAGCTACTATATTATCTATTGTCTTAGCCAGTATATACGAAGCACCAGAAGCTTTTAGTTTATCTTGTAGGCTCTTAGTGTTAACTATGTAATTGTTAGACTTGTCATATTTATACTCTACATCCTCTGGAGAGAGCTGGAACATCTCTAACACTCTAGTATATGTTTGGTATCGCTGGTCTTTGTATAGTAGGTTAGAAGCTGTGTCAGACTTATCAGAAGTTGCCTCAATATATGTAAGATATGACTGTGAGTGCTGTCGTGAGTAGGCACTGCTATACTCTTCTCTTGTTACTATTATAGTACATTCATTCCCTATCCAGTAGTAGAAGTCAAGTAGTGAAGCCTCTGACATAAGGGCATCTAGGTCACTCTTATCATAGTTACCACCTCTAAGTTTTTCTAATGGCATCGGCATGTATACAGTGTGTATCCTACGTGATGAGTTTATGTCTGTATGCAACTTAGTCCACGAGTTACCTGTAACCCATATCTTTATTATACTCTGCACTGTCGTTGCTGTCTGCTGCATCCCTCTATATGTTACTATGCCGTTAGAGCCTGATATTGTCTTAAGCCTCTCTAGCATATCATCCTGTTCTGAAAATCTCCACTCACCTACCTCTGAAAATATTACATTCTCTTTAGTCTGCCAGTTTGAGTGCTTATCCTTCATTAGTGTGTAGTCTAAGCTTTGTGCTGGCTCTGAAAACCCCCTAGTCATTATATTTATAGAGAGGTCTTTACCTGTACCTTCCTCACCAACTATATGTGTTACTACTGGAGTGTATTCAAATGTAGAATATCTGTACTTCATAGCACCTATAAGATACTCATACTCATCACCCCACATGTATTGTAAGAGTTCTAGAAATCTGTATGGTATAGAGTATGTGCTAGGTTTTGCCCCATTAAATGCTTGTAGGTAACGATTATGGATTGCAGTATTAAATTTAGCATTTCCTCGTGAATACTCACCGTCATGGTAGCCATAGTCCTTAGAATAATCAGCATAGGTAGTTACTGTCTTAATCTTAGTAGTATCTCTACGTAACTGCTCTGGCCGCACCCTAGTTATCTTCTCCATGAGCTCTATATATACAGACCTATTCTTTAAGCGGTGAAGTATCTGCTGTGCAATACTATTTTTATATGAGACTAGGTACTCTCCAGTTGCTGAGTCATAAAATACTTCTATAGGTGTTTTAATCTCCTTATGTGTTACTGTATATGTTATCTGCTTAGTTACTATATTAGGGTCATATCTCCATAGTCCATTAGTATTAGCTAGCATCCTCTGGATATGCTCCGAGTGTAGCTCTGCCTGTGTTTTCCTACCTGTGTGCTGGTTATACTTCTCCATAGTTGCTATGTAATCTTCATGATTAATTGTTAAGTCTGATGCTAGACGAGTGCTCAGTCGCTTATATACCTCATTAGACTGCTGAGGTGGTATAGGGTCTGGTAAGCTATAGAACTCATTAAACTGCACCTGTGTAATTAAGTTTGCTAAGTATTCCTTAACTAGTGTTGCTGCATTGTCAGAGTTCCTCTCTAGTGGTGATAGTGCTATCGCCCTAGCATTCTTAGGTAGTGAATTAATAACTATATTTGATATTAAAGTGTTAATAGCTGTATTGTATTTCGTTAGAGTATATGTATCGTTGTGATATAGTATCTCCTTACCTGTCTCTGCCTTTGTTGGTGCGATAACATTATGAGTTGGTCCACTTAATATATCTAGTGTTGATTGCTTAGTATGTTGTGCTGGTAGTGTGATACTAGGGTTTTCTAGGTAGTAGAAGTGCCCACCCTTTCTCAAGCTCTTAACTATATATACACATTGATATTGTTGCTGGAGTTGTGAATTGTACCTTAGTGCCTCCTCAAAACTCTCGTTGGTGTCAAAGTCTATTATAGTGAGATTGGTAGTGGGTACTATATATACCGTGTCTAGGTCTGCTAGCTCGTTGAGTGGTATAGTACTTTGGTTCTCTTTGGTGCCCCACTTTACTTTCTTGTAATAGTTACTAAGCTGTTTCTTAGTGTCTTTAGTTACCTTAAAGTCCTTAGGTGTGTTGAGTGATACTATTTGTATATTAGTCATTGTTAGTATCCTTATTGTCTTGGGCATTTGCTATAGCTAATATAAGTGGTTTAACTACTGAAAATGAGGTAGAGTGTTTGAAGCCTATTTTCTTGGATACTATATGGTGCTTATATTCCTTAATATCGTTAGCTATCTCAGGTGCGAAGGTAACTATATGGTTCCAGTAGTCAGGGTCTTTATGTGCCTTGATATATTCTAGCCATTGCTTGTAATTCATTATATTCCTTTGATTACTATTTATTTGTTAGTATTATATCATATTATATATTAAAAATATATTAAAAATATGAATTAATTTATAAAACTTATTTGAGTTTGCTTGTCTTATTAGTCTTATTTGAGATTTGTGTTGGCATATTAGTCTTTTGTGTCCTATTTGGCTTATTGAGATTTGGTTGTGCTGTATATTGGATTTTTTGGACTGTCAAAAGACTAATAAGACAAAAGACATGTGCCCGAGGCTCTTTACGTAAGGGAATGTGGTTGAACTGTGCCGGCATATTCAGCTTATTAGTCTTTTGTGTCTTTTCAGTCTTTTTGTATATTTTATATTGTCTTATTAGTCTTATTAGTCTTATTAGTCTTATTATATTTATTTATAATTAAAATAGATAATAAAATAAAACAAAATAAAACAACTATAGTTCAATAGTACCTCGCTGGATTATGCTTAGCTCTACAAACATACTATCGTCCAGCTTTGACACTCGTATACACTTAGTTAGCAAATCGTTAACATCAATAGCATTAATAGGAACTTCTAACTTATATTGCTTATTACCTATTAGTCTACTACAATATACCATAGTAGACTCCATAGTTATGGTTGTGGTTTTATATTTTACCGTCATGGCTAAACTCCTCAAATAGTTTTAGGGTCCTATAGTTAGTTACAAAGACATCATAGTGCCCATGATTACTTAATTGGGTACAAGCCTCACTAGCAGGACACTCATCACACTCTTGTGTACATTCGAAATCATTTTCAAAAAATTCGAAAATAAATCCAGACTCTTTTGCACGTTCTAGCTCTTTAACAATAGTATTCTTACCCATAATATAGTCCTTATATTAGTATGATACAATAGTATCTATAAGACTCTCCGAAGAGAGTCATAAGAGACTACTCACCTTTGAAGGCTAACCAATCCCTCTCATAGTCATAAGTTTCCGGACTATTGAGAGAGTCTTTAAGAGCCTTCGACTCTTTGGCAAGTTCTTGAGCCTTCTCAAAGTCACCGTTAGCCATTGCCTCAACGGCTTGTGAGTCAAGTTTTTTGATTTGGCTATTAAGTTTATTCCAGAGACTTATAGAAGCCTTACAATAGCCTTTCGATTTACCTTTCGATATAACCATATCTTCTTGTGGTTCATATCGTTGATGAAATCGGCAGTAATAGTGCATAATACCGTCAATTTCTTTTGGCGGATTTGCAGAATTCCCGGCGCCACTTTTCGGCATTAAATTAGTATCTAAAATATTAGATAACTTTTCTTTAAAAGCTTTTGACAACTTTGGTTGCGACTCTAGTAGTTCGAGCACTTCTGTACTAACTTTGTTATATAATTCTGTTTTAGTCATAATAGGTTCCTGTTTGGTTAATTTGACACTATGCACTAGTATCTATAAAACGACTCGAAAGTCGTTCTAAGATATTATTTACGGGTATCAAAATCAGATTTAATGGCTTCAATTATATGATTATTATTATTGGCACCGTAACAATAGGTTGAATAATATAAATTTAACTCAGCATTTTCGTAAAATATAAATGTGCAATCGCCTTGGCCTAAGTTATCTTCGTACATATATTTAAATTCAATCGAATTTAATTTAATCGTTTTCATTTCCATTTTCATATCCTTCGTTTTAATATTATAATTATATCATAATGAAGATTAAACGAAGATTAAATTAAAAAGAAATTTTTAATCAATTTAATTCGCTCGTCTTCCGTTTGATAATTAAATTATATCATAAAAAAGATTAAACGAAGATTAAATTAAAAAGAAATTTTTAATCAATTTAATTCGCTCGTCTTCCGTTTGATAATTAAATTATATGCTATTTAATATTAAAATTAGATTAAATATACCTTAAATTTATATTAAATTTATATATTAATATTAATATCATATTATATTTTAATCTTTATTATGCTATTCGCGTGCGCGTCGCACGATTATATGAGACGCGCACGCGAATAGCATAAATATACTTAAACTTCGCTTAAATTTATGAACTAGTTCATAAATTTAATATAAATTTAATATTATGGTCTGGCCCCCCCATCGACAGTTTGACTTTATAATTATAATAATACAAAGGCTAGAGAAATACAACCAATTTTAAAACACCTTCACAATTTAACACAATTATAACACTTACTAGAAGCTAGAGAAATACAACCAATTTTAAAACGCTTACTCTTATAAGAGCAAGCCTTCACAATTTAACACAATTATAACACTTACTAGAAGCTAGAGAAATACAACCAATTTTAAAACGCTTACTCTTATAAGAGCAAGCCTTCACAATTATAACACAATCTACTAAATATCCCATCTAAGCAAACTTTAATCTAATTTAAGATATAATTAACAAAAAGGACTCACATGAACTCCCTACCAGAAGCATTAGTTAAGATTTATAAAAGAGAATACGAAACTACAGATATAACTAAAAGTGCTTTACAAGCTAAATATCAATTACCAACAATTCCAGAGGATTGGATGAAACCATCTAAACCTACCGAAACTAACAAACAAGAAGCCATAGTACCACCTAGTACCAATACTGAAAAGATAGAAGAGTTTAAGAAGTTAGCTCTAAACCATGCTCTAAAGTTTATGCAGGATGATGCGCAATTTGCTGAGGTAAAAGAGTTTAAGGATATGGTTAGTATAGTAGGCACAATAGAGGCATCATATAAAGACACTAAGCCAGAGAATACTATAAATATAGCGATACAGAATATAGTTAAAGGGTTTACAGATGACTGCTAGCCGGGCACTTCCTATAGATGGGATACTAATCAAAGGAGAGCACTCAGACCTACAAGAGTTTATAGATACTAAGTTATCATCAAAATTATGGCGCTTAAATAACCTTTATACTATTGAAGATAAGGATGGAATTAAACAGATAATGAAGCTTAATTCAGCTCAGATGAAGGTATTAACTCAATATAAACATAATAGGAAGATAATCTTAAAGTCTCGTCAGCAAGGTATATCGACACTATTTTTAGCTTATAATTTAGATAGTTGTATATTTGGTGAAGGGTTTTCAGCAGGTATTCAGAGTTATGGTCAGGATGAGAGTAATAAACTACAGAGAAGAGCAGAATTAATGTGGGATGAGTTTCCAGAAGAAATTAAAACACTCTTAGGAATTAAACTCACTAGTAATAACCAGAAAGGGATGACATTTAGTAATAGGTCGATATTAAAGATTGGTAACTTCCGTGGTGATACATTACAGAGTCTACATGTATCTGAACTGGGTAAAATAGCCTCAAAATTTCCAGAAAAGGCTGAGGAGCTTAAGAAAGGCGCATTTCAGTCGGTAGGCACTAAGAATAAGATAACTATAGAGTCTACAGCAGAAGGGCAAAGTGGTATGTTTTATGAAATGTGGAATAAAGCAGAGGCAAAGGCTAAGGCCCAAGTAGACCTCTCACCACTAGACTTTCAGGCTATATTTCTTAGTTGGGTTTATGACCATGATTGTGTATTAAATCATAAACAAGAGATAACTGAAGAGTGCCAGAAATACTTATCCAAAGTTGAACAAGAGTTAGATATAGTATTAACACAAGAGCAGAAGTGGTGGTATGTAGCTAAGAAGGATGAGTTGGGTTCAGGGTTTGACCAAGAGTATCCATATAACTCTAAGGTTGCATTTGAGCAAAGTCTTGAGGGCGCCTACTATCAAGATGAGTATAAAAATCTTAGAATACAACCTGGTATATATGACCCTAACTTAGAAGTTCATTCAGCTATGGATATTGGCGTTGCTGACCCTACAGCAGTAGTCTTCTTTCAAGTAAGGCCAGATAATAGTCCTTATATAATAGCTGAGTATTCTAACCAAGGTGGTGGGCTAGAACACTTCGCTAGTGTATATAAAGCTTTAGGTAAAAAATTAAATTGTAGATTTGGTAAAACACTAGTTCCACATGATATTGCTGTAAAAGAGTGGATAAGTGCTAAAACACGATGGGAAGCTATGAGGGAGCTTGGGTTTAATACCGTACTAGTTAAAAAACATAGAATAAATGATGGTATAGAAGCAACAAGAAAAATGCTAAAAATAGTAACTATAGACTCTACATGTATAGAAACCATAACTAGTATACAAATGTATAGGAGAAAGTATGATAAGAAATTTAATATACTATTGGATGCCCCAGAGCATGACATATATAGTCACATGGCAGATGCACTAAGATATATGGCTATGGGACTAAGATATGGAGCCGTTAGTTATCCTAAAAAATATAGTAATAAAGTTTCAGGTTTTGATATATAACTAATATTAAATTAATATTAGTTATGTTATAATATATAAATATCAAGATTAAAGGAAATAAAATGGGTAATCCAGAGGCAACTAAGCCAGATGCTACCTCAACTAACACTGTTGATGAAGCCAAAGTTAAGATAGACTATGAGAAACGGTTTAAAGATACACAAGGTGCATATACTAAGTCGCAGCAAGCTCTAAGAGAAGCACAAGCGAAATTAGAGGCTCTTGAGAAATTAACTGTACCACAGGTTGAAGTAGATGAAGCAACAAAAACAGAGTTAGAAACTTTAAAGTATGAGGACCCAGATGCATGGCGTGCTAAAGTTAACCAACTTGAGAGTGAGGCTGCTAGAAAGCACCAAGAGACTCTTAATGAAGCTGGTAGGTTAGCAGCACAACAAGCAGAGCTGGAGCGAAGAGCTCAAGTATTAGAGGAATTTAATAGAAGCCATGATATAGTTATAACTGATGAGGTTATACAGTATGATGTTCCTCCTAGAATTACTAAAAAGCTTGAGAGTGGTGATATTAGTTTTGAAGCTTACCTCGAGGAAGTGTCTCAATATCTAAAGACTCCAAAAGTTATAGGCGATGTAAATGAAACACTTAA